CAGCCGATTAAACGGGTGGAGAGGAAGTAAGAACTGACCAATCGGGAAGCCATTCCTCAGTGAAACCCGAAGCTCATGAACGTTTAGTTCAGGGGTAGTTCACTTCATATTTAACACCGTCTATTACTTGATATATTTTTAATTTCTGTATTCATTGTTTTATTATTTAATTTTGTTCAACATTTACATTTTGTTCATTATTATTAAACATATTATTGTTTTTGAACAATTTGTTTTACATCTTTTTAATTATTAAAATATTTTTGAAGTATAGAGTAAAGTTTTAAACTTTCGAATAATGCAAATATTAAAGTGTTTCTTAAATTATTAAAATCATAAAGATTACTATTATAAGACATGGAAAAAGTATCAGTGAATAAGTTTTCAAAATCTTTATTATCTTTATTCGTAACATCTATCGTGTAAAGCCAACGTTTGAATAAATCTATATATTCTTTTAATCTTTTAAGTTCGGATGGCTTTACAGTTTTAGGACGGGTATTAATACAATAAGTGATTCTTGCATTGTCTTCCAAAAAGTAAAGTATTTGTCTTGAAAGATATGTGATATTTTTTTTAGTTGATTCGATAGGGGATATATTATTCCAACTACGATAATCTGTTTTCTTATTAATTACGTTATAAATTCTTAGAAGTTGGTCTATTCCTTGACCAGCACACTCTATAAAAGTTTCTTTCTCAAAATTCTTAATTTCTAAACATATAGTAGGTTTAGACAACTGGTTAGTGATACTAACCAACTGAAAAATATTATCAAATATGAAATATGGCATATCAACTTTGTTGTCTGGTGAAATAGTTACAGTCATTGATAAAATTTCACAAGATTTAATGTGTACAAGAGGTATATGATTATTTACCCCTGCTACTGTCAATTTTGAATTAATTTCATACACATTTCTTTTGAGTACTTCATATAACTCATTACATAATTCTACTATCTTAGAATCATGAGAAAATTTTGTGAAAATTGAAGAATTAAAATCCTTGTTATCAATTTGAAATATCATATATTTTATTTTAAACGTTACACTTCTTTTTTAACGTGATACAAAGATAAACATAATTGCTTAAATAGGCAAATATAAATCAGTTATTTATGTATTTTTAACTAACTTTCTATTATTATTTAAATTTAATTTTGTATCTTTGCAAAGTAATTTAAAAATAAAAATGATATGATTTTATTAATTGGAGATATACACGGTAGGGATTTTTGGAAGAAGCCTATACAGAATGTAATAGATGGTAAATTGGATGTGGAGAGAATTATCTTTCTAGGTGATTATTTTGACCCATACCCATCCGAAGGGATAACCGAGTTAGATGCGGTTAAAAATTTCTTAGAATTATATGGTACTGTTACAAATAATTTAAGTCCTAATGTATATAGATTCCTTGTAGGTAATCATGATTTTCATTATATTAATGATTATTTTTATGATATTGCAGGAAGTACACGTTATATAGAAGAATATTTAAACACTATCAAGGGAATTTTTAATGATGTAATGAAACCTCTTGATATGCGTTTTGCTTTGAGAGAAGAAGTTGGGGGAGAAACTGTCTACTTTTCTCATGCTGGAATTAGTTATTCTTGGTATAAAGAACTTAAGAATAAGTATGATAAAGATAAATGGGACGTATTATTTACCACAAAGGTATCCGATGAGAAAGACAAAAGAGATAAATTTGTAAGAATGCTTGGTCACATAGGTGGTATGCGTGGTGGAGATGATAAGACTGGTTCTTGCTTATGGTGTGATATCAGAGAGTTCTATGACGATAAGAGAATTGGTGAATGTAAGATGCAGATATTCGGTCATACCAATGTCGGAGAAGCCCCTGTAGTATATAAAGACTTTGCATGTATAGATTGTTCTACCGCTTGTATTCTAATGGATGATTTGAGTTTATTCACTTATGATGAATACTGTGATATGAAAAAAGATGAATAGTAAAAAAATAAGTCACACTTCTTACTATATGAAATAGGTTGTGTGACTTTCTATTTTGAACAAATTGCAATTAAAGTTTATTTAACTGACGTCGTTCTTCTGCACATGGTATTTCTCCATTATTTGACCAACAATTCATTTCGTCATTAATATCGACACCATTTCTTTGTAGATATTTGCCAGTTACTATTTTGTAATCTTTAGGATTTAAATCATTATCTTTTAAATCTATAAAGAAATAATCATTTTTAAAACTTTTCAAATCAGACGGGTCCTCATCCCTATAGTCCCAACCATATACAATTAAACCAGTGCGTTTATTGACTGCAAAATAATTATTTCCATTTTTATCCACGCCACTTTCAGCCATTTCTTTTATAATTCTGTATGTGGCATTTTCTACCATTCGATGTATATCTGATTCAGTTAATCTAACAATCTTTTTTGTCATTTTATTAATATATTTTTTTATAATAATAAATATGTCATAAAAATAACTTGTTTATTATTTTAGTGAATAATTATTTCTTTCTAATATTTCTTTAAACAATTTTGATATTTTTGCATCGTTTTATTGGTATATTAAAATGAAGCAAAATGTTTATTATTGCAAAGATGCAGTTTATTTCTTTAATTACCAAAGAAAAATTATAAAAATATTTAATTTATTTGGTATTATGAGTTTTTATGAGTATTTTTGCTGAAAAAATAAAAGATATGGAAGTAGAAAAAATGTATAATGACTGGTGTGAACAGGCTAAGAAAGAAATAGAAAAAATAGGAAAAAAGAATATTTTTTTACCAAATGGCATTCAGTTAAAAGATGTGAGAATGTCAGAACCGTTAGTTAAACAAGAAGAAAATGGTGAATATTCTATAAAAATAGTTCTCGATTATTGGAATGAAGATGAAATTCAGAAATTAAAGAAATATATTAATAATTATGGAAAAAATACTGAAACAACTTAAAGAATACTTTGATAATACACCAAAAGACGTATTAGAAAAAGAAGCTGAAGAATGTAGTTATTTGAATGAAATTGGACCGTATGTACCAACCGATGAAGAAGATGTAAAAAAAATATCTCCTCTTCTAAAAGAACTTAATGAGTTTTTAAATAACGTTTCAGAAGAAGAATTAAAGAGAAATTGGGAAGAATTAAAAGAGTATGAGAATGTAGGACCTAATTCATTAGAGTTTGTTAACGAATAACTAACGTTCTATAGTATATCATGATGGTTTTGCATCTACAAATTACAAAATAATAATCGGTATTAATGCGAAAAATTGTATTAATACCGATTTATAATTTATATAATCATTATTTATTGGACATTTGTCCTATAGACGCTATTATTTTTTAAATAGATTATTTATTATAACTAATTTTATTTGTTGATTCATCTAGACTAACATATGGTTTTACATAGTCTGTTGAATTTTCAAAGTTATTCTTTAAAGCTGTTGTTGCAAATAATTTAATGTTTTTCATAGTTTATATGTTATAATATGTTTTTTTCATTATATCTCTGAGATTTTGTATAGATTTACGTATGCGCTTAGCATCTTTTGCAAGACGGTAGAATTTACGTTTTGTAAATCCATTTTCCTGTCGGACAATATTCAGTCCATCCTCAATTGAATCAAACACTCTATCAACGTGGTCAAGACTCTGGATAATGCCATTATATACTTGCCCACCATCTTTTTCTTGAACAATGTTGTTTAATTCTTCATTTATTATTTTCTTTATATTAGTCATTTTAAATGTCGATATTCATTATAACATAAATATTTGTTCAAATTGATTTTTCATAGATATATTAGAGTCTATTTATGATATTTATTATAAAATGTTTTCTATAAAAATATATGGCAAGAATAATTAACGAGGTTTTTGACTATAGGACTGATATTTAGTTAGTAAATAACAATAAAACCATATGAGAAAAACACAAAAAATTATGAAAACTACTGAGTATTTTAAAAGTTTACTTGATACACAATCATCAAATAGTACAAAGAGCTTTGTCTTAATGCTATCAGCAATAATAAGTGCTCTTGTAAACTTAACTATTTGTTTTGTGCTTGTATATGATGTAACTGCAAATGGTTATATCAAGACAAGTCTATGGGATGCAGGATTTTTCATTTTATGCACTGGTGGTTACATGGCAGGTTCTGGTTTGACTAAAGCGTTAGCCGATAGAAGGCGAAACAAGCATGGGTTAGATATTAACGAAGAAACAGAAGAAGAGACGTAAAAAGTAAAGCGGTCGATATTTTCGACCGCTTTCTATATAATATTTTATGTCTTATAATAAGAGTTTACTTGATATGAAATTATATTATCCACATCTTTCCATGATAATGGCGTAAAGTCGTTATTATCCACACCGACATCATATTGTGTTGGAAATAGATATTTAAGACGTTCATCATCTTTTCCTATCGTTTGTATCTGCTTTCTCGAATGGACGTGTCCGAATAATTGATAATATTGGTCTTCAACATCCGAATATGTGCCAGCGTAACACAAGAACGGATAATGATTTAAGTAGACATAGCGTTTATCAATTTTAATCAATAGTTGATTATAAACATTTTCAAATAATATTTTTTCTTGAGTGGGTGATGAGGCGTTATTTTTCCAATCATGATTACCTTTGATAAGAATTATTTTACCATTCAGTTTATCTCGTATTCCTTTTGTATCAGCGAATTTACCATACGCAAAATCTCCGAGATGGAATACTAAGGCATCTTTTGGAACTTTATTATTCCATTTCTCAATCATGTCATTATTCATTTCTTCAACCGATTTATAAGGCCGATTACAGAATTTTATTATATTTTCATGATTGAAATGTGTATCTGATGTGAAATAAATTTTTTCTCCATCATTAAATTTAATATCATAGGTTTTCATATTTATAACAGATTTTTAAAATCTTCTATATTAAGAGAATTAGATATTACATCTGGTTTACGACCGTCATTCCATAGAATTGCAACTTTATATTTTCCATCTTCAATAACAGGTTTTATTGTTGCCTCATTCTTAATATCAGGGTCGTAAGCAAATGGTTTATAATTAAAGAAGTCTTGAGAAATCATCAATTTATCGCATAGATTAAATGCATCTGACGTTTTCTCTTTCTTTAATAGTTCGATTGTTTCGTCTCTTAGTTCTTTATTATGATGATAATCATCAATGAAATTAGACCACTTGTTTAATAAATCATTAAGTGTACCATCATTGAACAGTACGTTATTTCCGAACAGTTGCCAATTAAGAGAAATTTCTGAAAGGTGATTTGATACATTTGAAATATCTGGTCTTACAATATACCAAGTGTCACCACCCATTTCCTCAACCATTCTTTTTTCATTCGGGAAACGCACATCTTCTATAATATAATCGGCAGGATGTAATTGTATGTATTCCCTGATTTTCTCCATGTGCCAATCTGGGTTAATATATCGTATGATATTTGTACCTAAGAACTGAAGCAAATGACGTACATTTTTAATCATTACACCATTTATATTTTCTTTCTGAACAATATTCCAAATAACATCGGCAGGTACTTCAATACGTTTAGCAAAGTATTCACACGCATCTTTATCAAAGAGAATATTCAATTCTTCATTAGTGTTTTTCATTTGGTTAAAAACGTCTATATTTGAAACGTTTAACCATTCCATACACATTTTCTTAAGAGGCAGTGCAAAATAAATGCTTTTGTAACCTTTCTCAATTAGAAGTTTGGTAAGTTCAGACTTACCAGACCTCATTCTTCCACTTAGGCCTATAATCATATTATTTGTGTTTGTTAATTAAATCTTGTAGAATATTACTATTAACACTACCGCTTAACTTGTAAATGAGTTCATTATTTTCATCAAAGAATAACGAAGTAGGAATATTCCTTACATGATACTTCTCGGCTAACTCATTACCTTCATCATCATCTTCTACATCATAAGACACAAACTTAATATCTTTGTTTTCTTCTTTATTAGATACCTCTTCAAAAACACTTGCGTATGCTTTACATGGAGCACACCATGAAGCTGAAAGTTTAACAATTTTCTTTACTTTTATCATTTTTTAATTCTCCTAATTATTTTTATTTTCTTATTGTTCATTATATTTTCAAATGCTTCAATGGCATTTTTAGGTTTAATAATTGGCTTAGGTGTAAGTTCACTTTTATCTTGAGTTGTACCACTAAGTTTTTCTGCATTTTCTATTATATGTCGTGCTTGGTCCAATGTAGTTACTCCATTTCTATTTTTGTTATATAATTTATCAATTATATATTGTTTCGATTTAAGTGAACGGATAGTTTCTGGATTATAAGCATCGAATTGTTTAAATTCTGTCTCATCAAGAAAGCCCAACTTATTTTTGGTACGTGTATAAGCTACGTATATAAGATTATTTTCTTGCTCAATCTCCCAAGGCTGTTTAGCAGTCTTTGAAGGCATAAGAGATTTACACGCTATATATACATTGGGTGATTCTAGTCCTTTAGATTTATGTATAGTAGATAGTATAATACCACTTTCCTTATTATCGGTAAAAATATCCTTTATACGTTCTTGCAATTCCTTGCTTGTAGTAAGTCCCTCTGAAAGAATTTCTAATACTTTTATTTCATCAAGTTTAGCTATAATACTGGAACTTGTTAGAGCTTCTTCTTTTGTTATATTCTGCTTGTGCATTGTCGTTTCTACTAAATCGTAAAATATATCATACAATTTAGAAAAGACTCCTTGCATACTAAGGTCTACATTCAATAACTCTTCTTTTGTGTTTTTGATTGTTTTTGACAAATTGGCAGAATAATCCTTACCAAGTATTTTAGTTTTGACACCATTTCTTAAAAGTTCGATATAAATCTTAGCTAGAGGGGCATTATTACGGCACAAAATCATATCACCATCTTTGACATCTGACAAATTGGCATTTTCTATTATTTCACCTTTAATTTTGTTCTTCTTATCATATTCTATAGTAGGGACAAGATAATGCACGTATTCAACTATGTTTTTAGGACAACGGTAACTGATTGATAGAGGTAACTGAATTGTGCCTTCTAATTCTCTTAATTTATCAAACGCTTCCGAGTCGGCACCTGAAAAAGAATAAATTGCTTGTGCTTTGTCGCCAAAAAATAGCATACGTGTACCCATACGTCTACAAGTAAATAGCATATCTTTTTCTACCATATTTAAGTCTTGGCATTCATCCACGATAATCCAGTCATACTTATAAAACTTACTATCAAGATGAAGGGTATTTGGTAGCCATACCATATCTGTGTAATCAATTTCATCAAGACACTTTTCACCCCACTCCAACACTTTGACTGCGACTTCTTTCTCATCCGCAATACAAATGATTCCATAGCGTTCGCAAACCTTATCTAAATCTTCTACAGTTTCTGATAAGTAGCATCTTCCAAAATTAACAAGATTCTGTATGTTTGAAAGATATTGAGAGAATTGTTTACCAAGTCTAAATGTGTTTATTGTAGACAGTTGAGAAATATTATTACTGATATAATTTGAATACTTATACTCGTTAGGGTCAGTATTAACGAATCGTCTATTGAAATTGGCGTTTAATATCTTATACCCAAGACTATGAAATGTATCCACTTGAACATTTTTATGCCCAGCGTTAATAACTTTTGCTTTAATTTCTTGACGTATATCTCTATTAAAAGCAACTATAAGTACTTTTTTATCTTTGGGAATATAATCCAATAACTTAATAATCGTATACGTTTTACCAGACCCAGCTGATGCTGAAATAACAGCATTTCCTAAACCGTGTTCTACAAAGTAATATATAGCTAATTGGTATTTGCTTGGCTTATATTCTTTATTTTCTTCTTTCTTTTTTTTTGTCATATTGCGTAAAGATAAGAAGTTGAGCATTATGCCCAACTTCTCTTAAAATAATTTACTCTGTTACATCATTAGTCGTTGGCTTGTCAATAACGTAGTATTCATCTTCTGGGAATCCAGCTTCGCTAAATGTCTTGACATCCAAAACATATCCAGCATTTGACATAATAGTGGCAAATGTAGAGATTGAACAATTACCACTGACAAGTGCCTTAAACTCATCATCTGACAAACCAATATGCTTTGCATACTCCTTATCTGTCATGTTTAGCTCTGCAGCACTATTTTCAAACTTTGTCATTGCATCTTCATTCATTTCCTTAACAATGACATTAACTACTTCTCTAAATCTTTCGTATTTCATATTTTCTCATTTATTAAAATTATAATGCAAAGATACTGATTAAATTACTAATACTGAAGAAATAATGGTTAATATTTCTAAAATATGAAATTTATAATTATAAGATTAGTTGTTTCTTTCTGATGTTTTGCAGAATATCTTCGACCATTTGTACATCTATAGTTTCTGGAAGAGTAGAATTTTTCATTGCTTTATCCATTTCTTCTTTCTTTTTATCAATCATATCCATAAGTTCATCATACTCATATTTATGATTTCTAATGTTCATAAGCAAATCTCTATCACCCATCTTCTTTCTATCAAGATTTACTCCCTCTCCACTTGCAATTTCAAGTCCCATTTGAATTAAACGGAAACTATGCATCATATTTTTAGAATCATAATTCTTTGTAAGATTGGATTTATATCTTTTTTCATTACGTTTTTCCTCCCATTCTTTATAATGCTTATAGTCTGCACAATGAGCTGAATATCCGTTAGAATTGAAAGACATGTAACATATTGGTTTCTCTCCTTTAGCTACTGGCGACAAAACCATATCATTTGAGTTTTCTCGTACAATACCGTGATATCCTTTAGGCGTTTGATTGTTGTCAAACCAATACCAGAAATGCAACCAAACCGAAGTATTTGTATATTTCATGATAAATTCAGCCATATTTTCCATATGAGAGCGTTTGAGGAGTCTGGTTTCTATTTCTATACCTGCTTGGTTGTTATTGGCTTGTGCGTCCTTTAAACGTGTAATAATATCTTTTGTGTTAAGTCTGCGTATATCACACCCCACGAAATCTTCACTCTTAATTCCTTCTTTTTGAAAGTGTTGCCCCCAGTCGTAATATACACCATAGATACCTTCCATGTTAGGGATTTTAACAAGACCACAATATTCCTGTTTCATACCTCTATATTCCAACCAATACTCCATTTTGGTACTACCTTGGTCCTTAAATGTATAGCAGAAATCCATTGGCTTTAAGCGTTTGGTAACTGGATTAACAATCTTTTTATTAAGTCCACGTGCCTTTCTTATTTGTTCTATAGAATAAGCCACGAAAGGTTTAAAACACTGCTTGGTAATGAATTTTTCTTTATTTGCAAATAATTCATCGAGGAGAGGTGATGGTCTTAAAATCATTTTATCCTCTGGTATAAACAGTGTTTCAAGAACGGTTGCGTTTGATTTAAGAAGCATTTGAAAATACTTACCTAATTCATACCATGTTGTATCATTTCTACTATCTGCTACCTGTGGAGAATAATTAAGTCCAAGTCCTGTTAAGTCGGATGTATTGCAGATAAACAGCCCACCTGTATCTAAATCTGAATCTTCATTATTCAAACCGTAAAGATGACTACCTCTAACGTATTCAAATAATAGTCTATTTTCGTTTCTAATATTTTCAAATGTTTCCATTTTTAATGTTTATAATTTTTATTGAATAGTTTCTTACGTTCTAATCCAGTTTCAAATTTATCTATTATATTTTTACATTGTTGATGTACGACAAGTTTTTGAAACTGTTTATTTAATAAATCTTCATTCATATATGTAAGATAGAAATAAACTTGACTGATACATTTTTTAAATTGTCAATCAAGTTTTATAAATTATTTATTTATCACATTCTTTTATTTCTCCATTCTCAATAATGTACCATGTATCTGGTTTAATATTAATACCATCAATATAGAATGTTTTTACGGTTGCAGGTTCTTTCTCATTTTCACTGTTACGTTCCGAATATATAATAGTTGTTCCTACTGTTGCTTTAATACTATTATTATTTCCATACAAATAAACAATATTATTTCCTCCGTTACACATTATTCTATTGGAAACACTAATACACGAAATATTATTATTTTTACCCGTTGAAATAATATTATTAAAACCACCAGTTACAGATAAAGTATTATCTTCTTCACGTAGTATAAATGTATTATTTGTATGAGATGAATTTATTCTATTTGATTTACCATTAGAAACAACAATATTACTATTACTGGTATTATTACAATCACAATTGATACCGTCGAGATAAGTAACACAAAACATTCCACTATTATTTACGACACCTATATTACTTTTCATAAAAATTGTGGACCTATCTTCAGAATTTATTATTTTTCCGAAAGTTTTTTTATTACATGATGTCACCATGTTCTCAACAAGGTCATTTCGATAATCATCAATATTTTCTGCGATATCTTCAATAGTAATTTCTTTAATAATCTTAATGTGTTTACAAGATATATGTAATGGGTCACTATGTACTTTATCTATCTTACTACACTCCACCATACGATATGTATGAATGGAAATATCTGTTACAGCTATCAAATCCAACAAACTTCGAAAAACACTATAACCGTATCTAAAAAAATCACTATCTAAACTATCAAATTCTTTACCATCTTTGTGTTCAAATTTATATTCTTCAAAATTAGGTGATGCGAGATATCCAATTTCTTTTTTTCTTCCATAACTAATATAATATTATTTTTGCAAAGATACAAATAATATATGGGAATAACAAAATATTATATTATAAAATTATGTTAAATATTTATAATTAAAAGTAACATATGAAACATTTAAAATTATTTGGTAATGCAAATGAATTGAAGACCTATGTAGAAGGAACTGAATATTTGGAACCATTTGTAGGTACTGATGTTCAAGGGGGGGGGGGTAAAGTACAACCGTGCCACTAAGAATATAATTAGATTGTTTGTCGAGGGTAGTGAGGAAGTAAAAATTATAAAAGGGGAGTTTGACCCTTTTTCTTCTGATTTTTTCTTTTTACACAATGGTTGGAATGATTTAGACATGAATGGTGAATTTAAAGAAGGTATTACAATTAATGATACTATTGGTGGTCAAAATACACAAAAGATTACGCAAATAGATTTTTCCAAATTTACTGGACGAGATTTAAATAATTGCACTTTTAACAATACAGGAGTTGAAGAGATTATTTTATCTGATACTATAGAAGAAATTAGAAACAACTGTTTTTATCAGAATCTGTTACTTAAAAAAGTTATATTTTCTAAAAATATCAAACATATATTATCAGAAGTATTTTATAATTGCCATAATTTGACAGAAATTAGCCTACATGAAGGCATCGTAGATATCGGTGATAGTGCTTTTAGGAACACACATATTGAAAAACTTATTATTCCTTCTACTGTTAAAAATATAGGGGATTTTGTTTATTCGTATTACAGTGATGGAGGAGATAGAAAAAAAGGCTCTATACGTTTTCAATCTCTTACACCACCAGAGTTTACCTTTTATATTTTTGACCAGATTGATAGCATAGAAGTTCCAATGGCAGCAGTTGAAACTTATAAAAATATCAATATTCCAGGCTGGAAGGAAAAGTTTGGTGATAAGATAGTTGGATATTAAAAATAAAAAACGCAATAGAATATTCTATTGCGTTTTCTGTTATTCACATTCTTGACATTTGTCTCATAACTTTATGGTAATATGTATTAGGTAAACTTTTGATGTTCTTTACATAAAAACCATGATTCCAGTATTTTGTCGCTTTTTCAAAGCTATGTTCTGGATTAAAATATTCTTGAAGGTGAATAAAGATTTCCTTAGATTTTTGAGGGTCTCTTCTATCTTCAAGAGTGTAACGTTTCTTAATTTTCTTCTTCTTCAGAATCCTGTTACATTCAGCTACTGCTGATGGTGTGATTTGAAGTACACCTAATGATTTACCATTTCTCGCATTGGGTTTACCTTTGCTTTCGATATGAATCATAGCTCTAATTAATTTTGTCCAATCAAATCCATGTGAACAAGTTTGTGCGTTTGCTGTAATTGTGGACAGAATCGCAAAAATAACCATTAGAAATAATTGTTTAAAATTTCTCATCATTTTTATTTTTTAATGAGGCGTAAAATGATATATAAAATCATATTACATTTGGGCACTGTGTGAGACTCAGTTCTGTACCATTTGTACCTCTTATTAATTAAAAGTCGTATTTAGTTAGAGTACCATGTTTGGTAATCTTCTGACTGTACCAATCTTTTAATACTTGTATAATAAATTTATCTCTGCCTTGTTCTTTTGGCAAAATAGTTTTGAATTTATTTTGCAGGAGATAAAATAATTGTTGGTCTGTTAAAGATTTTTTTGAAGGTTGTCCATTTTCGTCCATTTGTACGACGATTGGGTAATTTCTTAATACGCCATTATCATCTTCTCCTGTATATTTGGCACGAATAAAGTTTTTATTCAAGAAATTTTGAACCACTTTAACTTTGTCTGAAAAGTTTTCTTTTAGAATTACTTTATTCGGTCTTATTGTATTTATTTTATTTACCATTTCTATTAGTCTATATAATCATAAATAGTTTTTAACCATTAATAAATCGTTTGCAAATGTAAGCAGAAAAAATTGGATATACAAATCATTTTTTTATTTTAACAAAAATTTAGTATTAAAAATAGTGTTAAAATAACATTACATTCCTATTTTAATTAGTATTTATAAACATATAAATCGAATTATTATGAAGAAGTTATTTTCAAAAGTATCTGCCTTAGTTAAGAAGGCTTCATTAAACTATTTCTTTTGGGTTGGTTGTGTAGTATTGATTTTCCTTGCTGCTATAGCTATTTTTGGTTAACCTAAGAAAAGTTTATTAAAGATTAACGAGCTGATATGTGTAGACATGTCAGCTCGTCTGTTTTAAGTGATAATGATATTATCATCTTTGAAATCGAAGCAGAATGTATGACCATTTTCAAAATTTCCCATTAGAATTTCATCTGTAAGTTTGTCTTCCAGTTCATTTTGAACTAATCTAATAATTGGTCTTGCTCCGTACTCTTTCTTCTTAATTGCTTTTTGGGAGATGTATTCAACAACATTATCAGTATAAGTTACATTATATCCAATAGAATTAACCCGTTCAACAAATTTATTGATTTCAAGTTTAGTGATTTTTTTCAAATCATTATCACTTAGATTATTGAAATAAACTATTTTGTCAATACGATTAAGAAATTCTGGCGTAAATTTACCCTTCATTTCTTTTTCAATTATTGATTTTTTGTTATCTTCTTCATTTGATAAGAAACCTATTTTATGACCAAATTCAGATGCTTTTTTAGCACCAATATTTGATGTCATAAGGACAATAACATTTTTAAAATTAATAATTTGCCCAGATGAGTCGGTTAGTCTTCCATCGTCGAATAATTGTAAGAATAGGTTATATATTTCTGAGTCAGCTTTTTCAATTTCATCTAGTAACAAAACGCAATATTGCTTATTTTTAATTGCTTCAGTTAGCTGTCCACCACTTTCGTAACCAATATATCCTGGTGCAGCGCCAGTCAATCTAGCAACAGAGTTCTTTTCTGAATATTCTGACATATCTATTCTTACAAGTGCTTTATCATCTCCGAAAATTTCTTCGGCAAGTTTCTTTGCAATAAGGGTTTTTCCACAACCCGAAGGACCCATCATAAGAATATTAGCAATAGTTTTTGTTTTGTCTCCAAGTCCTATCTTATTTCTTTTAATAACTCTTGTAATAGCGTTTACTGCTTCATCTTGACCAATAATACTTTCTTTCAATATTTTATCAATATTGGCTACTTTTTCTTTTTCATTGGTAGATAATTTAGTAATTGGTACTCCTGTAATATCTGACACTACCTTTGCAATATCATTTTCTTGAACAGGCGTGATATTACTTTTTGACTTTTTATTTTCTCTATTATAGTCAGTTATAATTCTGTTTAACTTTTTTTCTTCATTATTTAATTCTTCTACTTTCTCCCATTGACCAGTATTCATCAATTCTTTTTTAGAAGAATCAATCTCATTTAATCTATTTCTTGTTTTTGTTATTTCTTCTGGCTCCTTTTTTAATATAGATAATCCAGCCCCAGCAAGGTCTATAACATCAATAGCAGAATCTGGTAAACATCTATCAGTAATGTATTTTTCCGACAATTCTACTGCTTTTTCAATAATAGAATCACTATAAGTTGTGTTGTGAAAATCTTCGTAATATCTTTTATTCTCTTTAATAATAGATACGGTTTCTTTTATATTATTAGGTTCTATAATAATTTTCTGGAATTTACGTGATAATTGTGTATTGTTCTCTAAACAATTTCTATAATCTTTAAAAGATATAGTTCCAATAACACGGACATTTCCATTGTCTAATATTTTTCCTATTTTATCTGAAATATCCGTATCTCTATCTTTATTACCATTTTTAAGTACCGCTTGCATATTGTCGATGACGAGAATATATTTTTCACTATTTTCCAACTCTTCAAACAGTCCTTGAACACGTTCTTCAAACATACCTCTTAAACTTGTGCCTGATACCATTTTCATAATATTAAGCATCAAGAGTTCTTTTCCGTTTAAAATGTTTGGTGCTTTATGCTGGTTGATTAATTTAACGAGTCCATAAATAACTGAAGTTTTACCAACACCTCCTTTTCCTACAAGTATAACGTTGTTCTTCTTTCGCCTTGCAAGAACCTGTGTTATTATTTGAATTTCTTTTTCTCGCCCAACGATGTTATCGATTCCTCCTTCTCTATCAAGTTGGTTTAAGTTAATTGTATATTCTTTAATAAATTCCTCTTTTGACACTACTGAATTTACATTAACTTGTGTTTTTGAAGGGATTTTCATTTTTTTGCCTCTATTACTATTATTGCGCTTTGTTTTTTTATTATTTGACTTACATTTATCAAAAATAGATTGATAATCTATACCTGCACTATTTAATATTTTACCACACTTGAAGTTAAATTTAGGATTAAGAATTGCTAATAAGAAATGTTCAGTACCAAGTATATCACATCCAGTAGATTCTTTTTCAGCATCAGCATTATCCAGCATCGTAGACATTTCTTTACTAAATGGCGTATCTTTTATAGTTTTACTTATACCATTTATTTCATTGTTAGATGTACGTAATGCCTCTGCAATCACTTCTCTAAGATTCTCTATATTACTTTCTTTTAGGGAATTTTCTAAAAGCATATGAGCATGACACTCCTTTGTATCTATAATAGCTATCATAAAATGTTCTGGAAGAAGTTCTTTGGAAGGTAATTCTAAAAGAACAGTTGTTTCCATATATAACGCTACTTCGTCTAATTCTTTACTATATAATTGTTTCAATTGGTTCATTAATTTGTTTTATAAAAAATAATTAAAAAACGTCTCTTGTCAAGTGAAATAAGTGACTATAACAAAATATTTATTTAAAAAAATGCCATGAAACACCTTAAAAACTTTAATGACTCAACAACCGAGATTTCTTTCAAAAAATCGGCAAATTATGTCGAATCTTATGTTGGTTATGTAAGAGAAAATAATGGCGATATCAATTTGATAGAGATAATTTTAGTTTAAATATGATATTTATATTAAATAAAGATTTAATTTAACGTTATATAACAATGAAGAAAATTGTAAGACTTACAGAAAGTGACCTTCATAGACTGGTAGAGCGGTCTGTTGAAAGAGCTTTAAATGAGATAGGTGATACTAAAAGTGGACAGTATATGCTTGGTCGTGTAGCTGGACGTGCAAAAGATAGAGGCGATAAAGAAGTATATCGAAGAGCAAAATCTTATCGCACAGAATCACCTGATTATGATGATAAGGATATGACAGATAAACTATTCAAGCATCATGCTTTTAATCAGGGTAAGGAAGACCAAGAGGATTATCAATATTATCGCAACAAGGACAAAGAAGATAAGTATTATAGCGACGCTGCTGATACTATGGGTCGTGCCATGAAAAGACAATATGAAAAGTTTAAGAAGTAATTTATTTTCACAAATAATATAATAGCTAACAGAAATGTTGGCTATTTTTTTGTTTTTATATAATAATGTTGTATCTTTGCATTATGTTTAATTTTTAATATAGATTATATGGCGAAATTATTAAATGTTTATTCTAACAATGTAGATAAAGCATGGTATAGAAGTAGTAATGTTTTATATTCAGAGTGTATAGATAATGAGGATAAATTTAAAACATTAAAGGTTGTATTTTCAAATGGACGTCAATATCAATACGATGATGTTGATGTCCGTGATTATCTTTTCTTTAGAGAAAATTGTTCACAAGGTAAAGTTTTGAATAGTAATATAAAGAAATACAACTGTACTCGTTTAGACGATGCTGATGTTAATCTTATAAATGAAGAATATGAATATAGAACACATTCTGGAATGTTTATTAGTAATATAAATAAACTTTCTATTAAAGATAGTTCTGATAATATTATTTATGAACTTGATAAGCCTGTAGATGATGATACGTATGATATGATTAATGATATTTTACAGGCAGTTGGTATTAAAATTAAAAAGATATAAGTATGGGAATTATTGTAAGTGTTTTTCCTGGATGTGGAAGAGAATATCTTAAAAAGAATTGCCGTGAAGGTGTGACTGTTGAAAACGTAAGGATATCATCATTTGATGAAAATGATTTTCCTGAAAACTATGTTGATTATGTTTTATCTGTAGTTGATAAAAATGATATTGTGCTTATTTCATCTCACCCTGCGGTATGTGAAGAGCTTAATAAGCGTGAAGTAGATTTTAATTTATTTTATCCAGAGCGTTCAAGAAGAAATGAGATTATTGAAAATTTTGTCATTTCTCGTAAGCCGATGAAGTATATTCAAGAAGTTGATAATAAATGGACTGAATGGATAGACTTGATAGAAGAACGCACTTTAGAACACTGTTTTAAACATAGTTTAAGTAAAGGGCAATTCATTGGTAATTTTCCAATGATGAATGAGTATGTTTATAACTTGCTTAACAGTAATCAAACAGTGGTAGCAACAAAAGTTGTTGTAAATGGTAATGATATTACAGATATAAAAGATGAAGGCTTGAATTACATGCCTCAAGACGAATCGACTATTTCATACCAATTATTTAACACCACAGACTTATCGAATTTATCTTATATTGTTAATGAATGTAATGAAAAATTTGAGAAGTTTAATCCAGATTCTGTTGGCGTTTTAATTGACAAAGATACTTGTGAAACGCTTAATAAATTAAAAACATGGTTGGAAAAAAATTATTAAACATGAGCAACAAGACAAATGAAAATAGCGAAGATGTATTATTATACATCGATTTAGGAAACGAGGGTAGTGGGCGGATACCTGCTGATAAAATTACTTACGTTACAGGATTTGATATTATTAAGAAAGAGTTTAAATATTATCAAAAAATCATTCATCCTCAAATATACCCTTCTAAGTTTGCAGATGTAATATTAAATAAAAATAGAGATAATGAATAATGTTGATAAACAATATCTTGATTTACTTCGAGATGTTTTAGAAAATGGTAGCGAACGTAAGACACGTAGCGGACTTGTAAAGTCTGTCTTTGGACGTATGATGCGTTTCGATTTAAAAGAAGGATTACCATTATTAACTACTAAGAAAGTAAGTACAAAAGGTATAATTCATGAATTACTTTGGTTTATTTCAGGTTCTACGAATATAAAATATCTTGTAGATAACGGTGTTAATATTTGGAATGATGATGCATTTCGCTATTATAATGAGATAGCAGTGAAAAATGACCGATGTATGGATGAACGTATGATAAAAATGGGTTATCATATTTTATCTGGAATTTCTAAAGAAGAGTTTTTAGAGAAAGTAAAATCAGGTGAAAAGGTAAGAGTGGTACATTGTGTTGATGGGGGAAAACAAGAAAGTGAATATAAGTATGGAGACCTCGGTGCAATGTATGGAAAGAACTGGAGAAGTTTTGGTTCTTCTGGTAAAGACCAAATTGATGAAATAGTTGATTTGTTAAGAAACTATCCGACTTCAAGACGTATCATTTTAACTTGTTACGACCCAGATACAGTAGATGATGCTGCATTATATCCTTGTCACATAATGTATCAATTCTATACGAAAGAACTTACTTTAGGTGAACGTATAGATTTGTATAAGCAGACTTTAAATGAAGGTGAACAATGTAATATTACTGAAACTTTCTTAAATTATATTGATATTCCAAAATACAAACTAAGTTGTATGATGAATATTAGAAGTAATGATTTACCATTGGGATGCCCTTATAATATATGTTCAGCAGCTTTGTTAACACACATGTTGGCACATGTTTGTAATATGACAGTAGATGAGTTAGTTTATGTCGGTGGTGATTGCCATATCTATGAGAATCAATTAGATGGAGTACATGAACAATTAAAACGTAATGGTAGTAGTGTGTTGCCACAACTTAGTATACAAGGTGATATAATGAGTATGGATGATTTTAACTATGATAGCTTTGTTATTAATAACTATCATCCAGATGCTCCAATTAAGTTTCCTTTAAGTGTCGGATGGGCGTAAGTTATGTTGTAAAAAAAGAAACTAAACGTTGTTTCGATGAGGGCATGAAAGCTGACTTGTTTACACGTGAAAAGATTGAAACATTATTAGGTGGTAAATGCTATCAATCAACAATAGCGGAAGACACTAAAAAGCATGTTGATTTCTGGTGGGATTCTCCAAAAGGAAAAAGATATGGTATTGATGTTAAAGATTCACGTCGTAACAAAAGAACTGACTCTGATAAAGATTATAGTATAACTTGGTTAGAGATGCAGAATGTTAGCGGAAAACCAGGGTGGATTTACGGAGAAGAAGATTATATTGTTTTTAAGACAGATAGTAAACTTATTTTTGTAAAACGAGAACATTTAGCGTATTTCGCTGAAACTAAATATAATGAATATATAAACAGTGGAAAAGAATTAGTTTACGATACACCTAAAGAATGTTATGTACCTTATCAACGAGCTAAATGGGGAAGAAAGGATATTGCTTTTAAGGCTTATATGAAAGATTTAGAAGATATATCTCATTTCCACATAAACTTTGTTACTAATGAAGTAGTTACATTTAATAAAAGCGCTGCTGTTTAGCGGTGCTTTTTTTTTAGTTAATTCTATTTATATAAAAAGTATTAAAAGATGTTAGAACAATTATACGAAGGTTATGGTTTTAAAGAACCTGAAAGATTTGAAACTTTGGCAATGCAAACTCGTGTAGAGTATGAACATGATAAGAACATCAAGGTAAAACCTGATGCAAATGGAATATTGCTTGGGCAGGAAGATGCTATTCCAAGTGATTTGTTGGTACCTAAGTTTGAAAAACATAAAGTTGTGTTTAAAGGAGATGAACCACGTACACAAAGAGCACCTGAAGACAATTTATAAATTATGAGTAAGAAAGTTTTCATTCCAAATAGTAAAATATCATTATTAAAAGAAAATAATAATGATTTCCCTTCTCAAGATAAGTATAAGTTAAATACTGGTACTGGTCTTGAAAATGGTCATGTTGTTAATGATTCAGTAATTCAAGAAGTTGATTCGGATGAAATTAACTTAAGTTCATTTAAATTACAGCATAGTTTAGTACCAGAATTATGGAAGAATGGTAAATTAGATTCTAAAGTAAGATTAAGATTGCTTGATATTGCTGATGATTTTTGGGATAGTCTGGATATTACTTGGGTAAAGCCTAAAGGTCATATTTTAACTGGTTCAATATGTAATTATAACTGGTCCAAGTATTCTGATATAGATTTACATATAATAGTAGATTTTAAAGATGTTGATAAACGTGTTGACTTTGTTGAAGAATATTTTAATTCAAAAAAGAACGCATGGAATAATGAACATGACAATTTAAATATTTATGGCTACAAGGTTGAGTTATATGTTGAAGATATAGATGCTGATACTGAATCTGGTGGTTTGTATGATTTGGATGAAAATGACTGGTTACAAAAGCCAGACCCAGACGAATTAGAACCTATCAGTTCTGATAAAGATGAAATTAAAGATATATCTTCTGAGTTCATGACTGAGATAGATGATTTAATTGAAAAATCAAACTCTACTGATGATACACATATTTTAGAAGAATTATCTGATAAAGCTGAAGAGTTATTATCCATTATTCAGGATACACGCAAAGAAGGTCTGAAAGATGGTGAAATGGGAGTTGGGAATATTGTTTATAAGGTACTTAGAAGAGCTGGCTATCTTGATAAACTATGGGATTTAATATCCGACTTATACGATTCTATTTACTCTATCAGTGAATCTGTAAACGAAGAGGTAGTTGCTGACGGAAATGCCGACCATAATCCATTTGCAGAACGTTGGAAGCATGAACGTAATGTACTTAAGGATTTTATAATCAATAATGGAGTGTTAATGACTAGTAAAGAGAATGGTAAAACTTATAAGGTTTATAATGTTACTCAATTAGCAAATCTGTTAGGTTATAATTATGCTTTATGTCTTGAATTTGACCCAAGTACGATGAAAGAGGGGTCTACAGTCTATATAAGGGCATTAGATAAGTTTACACGTCGTTTATTCCAAGCACAGTTTGATACCAGAGGTAGAGATAACAAAGGTGGAACATCCGATGATATTAGATAATATCTTTATTATCAATTATTTTTTATTTGATAAAGATATTTATATTAAAATAATCAATCAATTATTATATCAATTATGAATAAAAAGGTAAATGTCAATGACCAGCTTTCTCGAATGAAGGGTTTGATGAATTATGGTTTAAAGACAGAATCTAAAAATAGTACATACTCTTCTGTTGAGTATCAGAAACTTGGTGCTGATGGTAATGTTTATGGTATTATCAGAGAAGGTGCTAAATATTATATTGAAAAAGCAGCAAATAAGAAGAATCTTGTAAAAGAAGATTTTAATTATATTGGTGGCTTTAAAAATAGAAAAGATTATGAATATTCAAGTTTTGCATCAGCTCAGAAGAATTTCGATTTAAAGATGATGTCTCTTCGTGAAGCGTATGCTAACGGTAAAAATATTGTGATTGAGTCTTGGAATCCTGATAAGAAAGAAAGTCTTACAGTAGAAGCAACTGATAAAATGCGAAATGAGATTTTGAGAGAGCGTCAGATTATGAATAATGCTGCTCGTATTAATGAATCAAAACCTCAAGTTATGTTTACTGAAGATGATAAAACTTGTGGTGTCTGTGGTTCTAAAGAATGTAAGTGTGAAGACCCTGCCAAATCAGCAGATATCGAAGGCTATGAAAATCTTAAAGATGCTAATCCAAAGAAATCATTCCGTCAATCAAAGCACTCAACAGGCAAAGCCAAAGAGGCTAATGACTACAAACCTGTTAAGGAGTCAGCAGAGGTATTAGGCTGGCACCAGACAGGTCAAGATGCTAAGGGTAATATGGCTGATACCTATATGGATAAAACCCATGGCACCGAGGTTGGAGATTCTGCACCATTCGATGAGGAGCCTGTAGAAGAGGGTACTTCTATGCATTCTGAAGGAGAAAATCAGAACAACCCAACAGTAGGTTCAAACAAAATCGGTGACGGTGCGCCATTTGATAAGAGTGGTAAGGTAAACGAAGATGTTGATGACGATATGTCAGATGAAGATGAAACATATTTTGAACCTAAAGAAGATTTGGATGAACCTGTAGATGATGATACAGAGTTAGATAAACCAGAAGAAGGTTTGGAAGATTCACCAGAAGATGAGGGTGACGATGAAGAAGAATTTGGAAGTGATTTAGATGATGATGATTCAGACGACGATGATGAGTTTGAGAATGACGAGGACGAGTTTGATGAAGATGATTTAGAATCACGTGTTGAAAATATAGAAGACACCCTTGAACAGATAGCTAATAAGTTGGGTATTGATACTAATGATGTAGATACCGATGAGTTTGAGGATGATGATGACTTATATTCAGATGATGATTCAGACGACGATGATGAGTTTGATGAGGACGATAAGTTAGCTACCGAATCAAGACGTAATAGGGGTTATAAGATTTATGAATCAAGAGCGTTTAGAAAAGCTAAACGTGCTATGAACGAAGATGGTATGAAACCATTTAGTAATAAAAATCGTGTACCACAAGATAATTTAAATGCATTAGATGAGTTTGGTAAGCACCCTGCATATAGAAAGCAACCTATGACTGTTCCTACTCATAATCACCAAGAGTTTGATGGTTATTACGACATGAGTGATGAAAGTGCACGTAACAATACACCTTTTGGTACAAATATTGGTAATGGTGCGCCATTTGAATTAGATACTGAGAAAGTTAATAAATCAATAGCTGAATCAATTCGCAGAAATCTGCGCATGTTAAAAAAAAAATCTAATAGAAAGTAGACCTACAAAATTGAGAGTTCCTGGAGGTAATGTGGATAATATAATGGTACCACCCACTCCTCCAGTACAACCTCAGCCTGAAGAGCTAAATAACATGAATATGGGAATGGGTAGCGACTCTATTCCAAATGATATGAATAATGAAAACCCTTCTGATGGTAATGATGACAGCTCGGATGAGAATGTTAATGGAGTTGACAACAAGGCTCAAAAAGCTGCAGGAGAATTAAGCTATATTTTACCAGACGCTTCTGAAGAAACAGTTGATTATGTCATGGGTATGATAGCATCAGCAGTGGGGAAGAATAGTAACGTTGGTGATAAAGATGTTGATAAGTGGTCTGAGAAGATGACTAACAACGATAAAAAGTCTGATGAAGATGATGATGAAGACGGTGAATTAGATTCTAAAAATGATAAAGATGATGAAGATAATTTACCAATGGAGTCAAAGAAAATGATTAAAAATATTATTACCGAAATTTTGAATCAATACATTAATTAGTTAAAACAATTTAGCTTAGGTAGTTAGGTCTGAAAGAGAGAAGGTGTATTTCTTCTCTCTTTTTTTATTTAAATCAATTAATATTTATATTAAAGTTTGTATTAATATGAGAATTTATACTAAGATAAATGGTCAATTGAAAGAATGTATAAGCTATAATAAGAAACAGCTTAAATTGAGAGAGGTAACGAATACAGATGCAGTTTCCGCTTCTATTGGTAATAATGTTAAAACACCTACAGATGCAATTAACAATGCTGCTTCTACTCTTAATCAAAACCATAACGTAAATGATGTAAGCTTTCAACCTAATCAAGTTGATGGACAACAAAATACTAATACGGGAGAGGGGCAGCAAATAAATGTAGATGTTTCCAATAAAGCCGAAGCAATTAAACAAGTGACAGATGCCGCAAAAGACCCATCTAAGAAAGATGCTAAAATAGTAGCATATGACAGTAAAACGTCTCAACTTAATACAGTTGTTACACCTAAAGGAACAACTGGTAACGTTTCATTGGAAAACTCATCTTATAAAAGAAACGGAAAACTTATAGAAATGAGGAAAAATGCGGTTCGATTTAATAAGAGAGATTTGAATGAATATTTAAAATTATTATAATTTATTAATGTTAGATTATCAAGTAATAGCAGAAGAATACGCAAAGAGTTATGTAGACAAATCGAGAATATATTTTATTGAGAAATATTTATCAACGTTTAATGCAAATGTTGGAAAAAAATCTCAATTCTTATTGTTTCCACGACAGAAGGCATTTCTTCATAGTTTAGCAGACCATAAAGCATCTATTGCTATTAAACATAGACAGGCAGGTATTACTACTGTTTCGTCAGCTTGGATATGTGCTCAAATAGCACTTGCTGATAGTGAAAAACCAGAAACAATACTGTGTATTGGTAATAAATTAGACCTTGCAAATCAGCTTGTTACTAAGATTAGAGAGTTTCTTTTACAGGTACCAAGATGGTATTGGGGTGATGAATTTTATTCTCCAGACCCTAAATCTGAGAAAAACAAAAAAGATATATTTACCAAAAATAGTAAATCTGAACTTCAATTAGTTAACGGGTGCTCGGTATATGCAAGGTCTTCTGGAGAGAATGCAGCACGTGGTATTTCAGCTGTATCTATCTTAATTTTTGACGAGGCTGCCTTTATAGAAAATGGTCCAGCCGTTTATTCATCAGCTGTTGCTGCTACTTCATCTTATGGTGATAAATCTAAGATAATAATGGTATCAACACCAAATGGTAAGGATGAGTTGTATTATAATACCTATAGGCAGGCTTTAAGTCATGAGAATAATTATAACGCTGTAGAATTTAAGTGGTATCAAGATTTACGTTATAATAGATTCTTAAAATGGTATAAGAAAGACCCAGAAACTGGTGATAAAAAATGGATTGTAGAGCAAACCTTAGATGATAAAGGAACTGTAGAGTATAATGAAGAAAGGTGGAGAAAATTAGAGCAAGAAGGTTGGAAACCTACATCTCCGTGGTATGAGACTATGTGTCAGTCATTCAATAATGACTCTATGAAGATAGCTCAAGAGCTTGATGTATCTTTCCTTGGTTCTGCAGATAACGTAGTAGCAAGTGAATTTATTGAACAACAGAATACTTTAAATGTTAGAGACCCATTACCTGACTTAAAAGACCCAATGGTAGACGATACTTGGTACTGGAAATCTCCTATTCATGGTCATAGATATATTTTAGGAATAGACCCGTCAAGAGGTGTATCAGCCGATAGAACCGCCATAGAAGTCATTGATATGGATGGACGTGACGAGAATGGACAACCAATCATAGAACAAGTTATGGAGTACGTTGGAAAAAAATTAGGTGATGATATTGGTTCTATGGCTGTTTATTATGCAAAACAATATAACGATGCTTACGTTGTAGTGGATTGTACTGGAGGTCAGGGTGATGCTGCAATATTAACTATGATAAATTTGGGGTATAAGAATTTGCATTATGATGATGCTTCTCAAAAAACGTATACAATGCAGAATTTATCAAATGCGGAAAGTAGATATGTAGATAGATTACCTGGTTTTCATTTTCAAGGGAATAGATACCCAGTATTATCTAATTTTGCTGGCCTTGTAAGAAATAATGAATTTAAGATACGTTCTGCACGTGTTATTAATGAACTTGATACGTGGATTTTTAAAGGCGAAAATGGACGTATGGACCACATGGACGGTGCGCATGATGATACCATTACATGTTTGGCAATGGCACTATTTGTTATGCAGTATTCGCTAAGCAAAATAGAAGCGTCTAAGCGTAAGGATAAAGCAATATTAAATGCTTACATGATGTCTAATAATTCACAATTTAGTAGACCTGCAATGAGATATAGTAAACCAGTAACACCCAAATCTGGATTACCTATTATGAATAATTCTTCTCTTCCTAAATCATCAAATAAACGAATAGGGGGAAATTTTATGTGGGTTTTTAGTGGCTTAGTTTAAATTTTATTCTCTTGATAAATAATTAATAATGTTTATATTTTATTAAAAATGTATGGCTAAAAAATTAACTGTTTTCCAGCAATTAGATAAAGCTATAACAGGCAACTGGAATAGTAATGATACAATGGCAAGACATGTCAATAATTATGATATGTCTGGAGATAATGTTATATATAAAACGGCTGATAAAGATAACTATGATAAGGTAAAACTTGAATTACAACAAAATAAATATCTTGAGAATAGATGGGTTAAAGCTAATGTTGATTTAGGTGTTTCAGCTTTTGCTGGACTTAACAATGTTAAACTCATGTATCGTGATGCAGATTTAATGGATTCATTTCCTGAAGTTGGTGCTGCATTAGATATTGTTTCTGAAGAGAGTTGTTTGCCATCTGATACTGGTAATATTGTAAATGTATATTCTAAATCTGATAGAATAAAAAGTATATTAGAAGATTTATTTACAAACAGACTTAATCTTCAATTGACAGCGCAAATGGTTATTCGTGGTATGTGTAAGTATGGAAACGATTTCATGATGCTTGATATTGACCATAAGTTAGGTGTTAAAGGTTGGAAGAGATTGCCAGTATTTAATGTAGAAAGAATTGAAAATGGAATAACAAATCCGTATTCAACAGGATATTCTACGGTGGCAGCAAATAATACAACTACTAATACCGACATGTCCACTAAATTTGTATGGTTGGACGATAGTCAATCACAGGTACCGTTTAGGGATTGGCAGATAGCACACTTTAGATTATTGACTAACTCAATGTATCTTCCTTATGGAGTTTCTTATTTAAATTCAGCTCGTAGACATTGGCGTATGCTTAGTTTAATGGAAGACATGATGCTTATTTATCGTCTTGAACGCTCTATTGAAAGACGTGTATATAAGATATTCGTCGGTGCTATTGATGATGCAGATGTTCCTGCTTATGTTGAAGAAATTGCTAATAACTTTAAGAGAACACCTATTATTGACCCAATGACAGGTCAAGTAGATTTGAGAAAAAATATTTTATCAGTGGACCAAGATATCTTTATCCCTGTAAGAGACCCTAGTGCGCCAACACCTATTGATACATTGTCCGCAGCGCAGAATTTGACAGCGATGGATGATATCAAGTTTGTTCAGAATAAGGTTTTGACAGCATTAAGAATACCTAAAACATTCCTTAATTTTGAAGAAACAGCTGGAGACGGAAAGAATCTTGCTTTAATGGATATACGTTTCACGAGAACAGTTAATAGAGTTCAACAGGCATTCTTAATGGAGTTAACAAAAGTTGCTTCCATCCATCTTTTCTTGCTTGGATTTAGTGACGAGTTGACAAACTTCTCTCTCACAATGAATAACCCTTCTACTCAGGCAGAATCACTTGAGATTGATAATATAGAGAAAAAGATTACAGCCGTTAGAGATGCCGTTTCAGACCCTGGTGGTGGTATTCCAGTTATGTCCCAAGCACGTGCTTTAAAGACGATTATGAAATGGTCTGATAAGGATATTAAGGAAAATCTGGAAGAGATACGTCTTGAGAAAGGAATTTCCGCAGAACTTGAAAAAACAACTCAAATTATCAAGCGTACTGGTTTATTTGATACTGTTGATAGAATATATGGAGAACCTGGAGCAGAGTATATGGATGACCAAGCTCAACAAGGAGGTCCTGATGGTGGCATGGGCGGAGGTCCTATGGGCGGAGGTGGAGACTTCGGAGGAGGTCTCGATGCGCTCGGTTCACCTGGGGGAGATGAAATGGGGGATATTGGTGGAGAAGAAGGTTCGATACCAACAAGTGATATGGATAGTGAAGCTGGAGCGCCACCTGGAGGTGAAACACCAGGCGAAGAAAGTTCAGATTCAGGAGGCACACCAATGGAATCACGTCATTTGAAAAAGCCTCTTATTACGGAAAATACTCTAAAGAAAATAAAGAATAGCAATAACAAAAAATTGGATATGTTATTCGAAGATTATCTTAAATGTATTGATAAGAAACGTAAAAAGGCAGAGGAAATTTCATTTGAACGAGCAAATATATATGACAAATCTCTATTGATTAATGAAGAGTTTGATAAAATGATTTCATCATTAGACGAAATGTTTAAAAATAATGAATAGAATAAGAGAGATGGTACTAAATTAGTATCATCTTTTTTATTTAAACTAAACTATTTATATTTGTATAAAATGTTTATTTCCAATGAAGAAAATAGATTATAATAAAAAGATAGATGAGTATATTGCCATCATTAAGGAGTCATTAGCAAAAAAAGATTTTGATATGTATCATAAAGCAATTGATTTATTTGAAGACACAGTTGCAAAAATGGAAAATCAAAAACTTTTAGAAAGTGAAATCAGTGCAAATAATTTTGGTTTATTAAACAATTTATTTGAAAACGTATTACCAGAGTTATTCAAAAAAGATAGAAAATTGATAGGGCGTGTTATGCGAACAATAAAAGAGGATAAAAATCTCTTGTCTCAATTTCAATTTTACAATGCTTTAAGAAACTATAACGGTAATACTGATAGTACTGTTTTTGTAAAGACTGCTTTAAGTTTAACTGAAAGTAAATTAGATAAAAAATCGGTTATTAAATCTAATCGTAAGTTTGCAGAGTTGATTAAAGAAAATGGTATTTATCCAGATAATAATTTGTCTGAAGATGAAAAGATTTTCTTTGAAAGCTGTAATAATTTATTAACTAAACGTGAAACATTATCTAATATTAATACCCTTACTGAAAGCTTATGTAATGTTAGTAATTATATTAATAATCATAAAGCCATCACTACTAATAAGGTGGATTTAGATGAAATGTTATCTAAGTATGATAAAACGTTAAAAAATAATCTCAACGAGGAAGAGAGAAGTCTTGTTATGGATATAACCAATATCAATAACAAGAATGCAGATATTAAACGTGAAAAATTATTAAATAAATTTAAAAAAGATAGTCTTGCTGAAATTCAAAAACTTATGGATAGTACGGAAGATGGGGATGAGAAAGAAAGTCTTAAATCGCTTGAAGAACAGATAAATAGTATGGAGTACTGTCCTGAAACTATAGTTAAAGATTTGGCTAAATTAATAGAAATATACGATATACTAAAAGATAAGTAATTTGACTTTTATTTTTTTTGATTTATCTTTTAATAAAGGATTATCTCAAAATGAAGAAAAGTGTTAAAGAAATCAAATTAAATGTTTCTGATTCTATAGTGTTAAAATACGGCACTATGAACAGAGAAAACCCCAAAGTTATATACATTAATGGCAAGACTTGGTTAATGCCGTTATATGAGGGCGATTATGAAAATGTTGTCAATCAAGCAATATCTATTTATAAAAAAGACTTAAAAAAGAGGCTTCTTGAAACTGATAAATTTGAAAGAAACATGCTTTGCGAATTTGATATTAGACCAGAAGCGATGAAAGTTAATAAAAAGAAGTTTTTATCTTTTGATATATTCATTAAACAAAAACATTGCTTAGAAATGAAAAAATTAAAAGATGAGTTGTCTGAATGCGTAGGTAATGCTTCTGATATTTTTGCAGATAGTTTAACACAAAATGATTTTTTATTATCAAAAGTAAAATAACTATGAAAAAAAGAGTAATTAAATTAACAGAAAACGATTTACATAAGTTGGTCAAGAATATAGTTAAAGAGGTCATTGAAGATGACGAACAATATGATACTGTTCTTAATAACTATGAACCATTTGGTGATGAAGAGGATAATGATAATAATGAAGAATAAAAAAAATAGCGAGACTTAATTATCTCGCTATTTTTTATGTTATGTATTAGATATTTGCGATAAAGTACTTCTTCCGCCTTCAATAAATGCCGAGGCTAAATCACCTCTTTGATGATAAACATCAAGAACTTTATTTATTAGAACTATTACTTTCTCTGGTGGCATTGATGAATCATATTCTTTCAATTGTTTATAAATAGGTTCTAAACCATAGTCACTCCATGCATCAGAACCATCTGGAAGTTTCATCCAATCGTACAAACCCATTTCCTCAAGTTTGTCATATATATTATCTTCATCTATATCTGTAATATCAACACCATTTATTTCTGTTTCTCCTAATTCTTCAACACGGTAATTAAACTCTTCACTTAAATAATCATAAGGACTAGACATGGTGTGACCAGCTAAAATTGTATTATATTCTAACTGTATTGTATTTCTTACCAAAATACCGACCCACTGATAAATTAGTTTTGTTGGGAAGTTAATAAATTGACCATATTTAGTAAATTCTTGCAATGCTTGTTTATAAGAATTTGCATCAATAAGAGGTGTCCATGATTGTACACCATTAGGATTATCTAAAAAATTCTGAAATAAATTTTCTACGTTAAAATCTTCGATATAATCATAATACATATCTTGGAAAGCTCTTTCTTGCAGAATATGTTTAGAAAGGTTAGATAGTTGATTTTCAGTTAAAACAATTTTTTTCATAGTTACTCTGATAAAATTTTATTGATTCTATTAATCTTTTCTGAAACAATCTTTTTATTGAGAGGATTGTTATTTTTATTCTCAATATATGTTTCTAAACCTTCAGGACCATTAGTAGTGATATATGCCATAGGTGTTGAAGGGTCTGAAACGACATCCCAACAAATTAATTCAAAATCATCTCCAACTATGTATTGACCTAATTTTTCTTCAACAGAGCCAACACCTCTTGATGATACGCCTAACTTATAGCCATTGATAAGCATGTTAGCGATAGTATCTCCATAAGAAGTACATATACCATTTCTTCTGAAACCTTCTGTTATATTTAATTCCATTTTTCCTACTAAAGTATGTCCTTCCCAATGTAATTCTATAATATTATGAGAAATACGGCCTAAATCAATTGTACTTTCTGCAGGGTGGTTACATTCTCCGTATGCACGATGTTCTTTTATTTTTTCCTGATATATCTCTACTTGTTTCTTTAAAACTTTTTCTGGATATATTCTTCCGTTGGCATTTTTAATGTCGAATTTTTGGAAAACAGCATCAACAATGAAAGGATATGGACAATTCCATTTATTGTCTTTAACATCTTCGTTTATTGATTCTTTATTCAACTGTACGAATCCGTCATTTTCTATTAACAAACCAGTACCTGTTTTATCTTTCTTGATTTCAATTAATTCTGTTTTTTTATTCATATCTAACAATATTTTTA